CAATATCTTTTAATATAGCCACAAGAACTTCTTGTCTGTGCTCAATCTCCATCATTTCTTCAGCAAGTTCTTTGTTCTCAAGCAGGCCAGCCTTTTGTAGCATGTCAATACGCTTAGACTCAATATCCATTACAAGTTTAATTGCAGCAGTCTTTGCGCTAAGATTGTTTGTCATTGATGCCTCATCAATAACCTCATATGTGCGAGACACTAACTTACTGTAGTGTGTGTCTGCTGCAGCAAGTGCTTCTTTGGCACGAGCACGGATAGCATCATTGGCAGATGCCATGACTTTCCACTCGTTAATAAGAGTTACTACTCTTTGTCTTGGTATATCAAGTTGTTTTGAAATTACTGTGGGATCATTACCCTTTAGGTACTCTTCAACAACTAAGTTAACTTGATCCAAATGTTTAACTAGATCATCTTCAGTTGACATACTTACCTTCTAGTCTATTTATTTCATCTTTAATATAAAATATTGCTTTTTCTAAATCCTGTATCGTCTTTTCTTCATCTTTAATTCCTGCTCGCCAAAGATATTTAAATGCATTACCAATATTAAAGTTTCTGTGTCTTGTAATCTGAATGCATTCAACACCTGATGCATCTGTAGTGTAGTGCAGTGGGTGATTTACTTGATCAACTGTTATATTTAAATTTTCACTCATCGTCTTCCTCCCAATCAAATGCTTCTGGAATTCCTTTTAGTGCAGCAAATGCAAATGCAAAACCAACAGTACCTGCGATAGCAAGTGCTACCAATGTTTTTTCAACTTTACTCATCGTTTTGACTTCCTCAATCCAAACTTTGCAAGGTATACATAGATAGTCTCTATGCTCACTCCACACTCCTTAGCAATCTCTTCAGGAGTTTTTCTGTCCATAAGATATCTCTTACGCATAAAAACTTCTGATGTATATAGTTTAGCAGCCATGATGTTAATTGTCAACTCCAATTGCTTTACCCCAATTTTTCATAGCCCAGTGCCCAATACCACAAGCATCTGCAACATCATTATCAGTAATAGTCCTATCGTATTGAATATTAATAAACTTAATTGTTCTTTCTTTGCGAAGGTTTCTTTCGTAGGTTTTTAACCAAGACTCTGACTTGCCTGGGTTTTGAGCCCTAATATAAAATTTTTCATCTTTAGATATCTTTTTGTTTCCAATATAATTTTGCCAAGTAATAGGTGACACTTTTCCAATTATTTTTGTACCTGACTGTCCTGCTGCCCCAAGGATTGCACCTTGAACTAATGCTAGATCGGCAGCGGTCTTAGGACTATTCATAAAAACTGTATGCTCAATAACAATTGCCTCAAAACCACCATAGATATCAAAGAAAGCCTTCACTTTTTTACCAGCATCCATAACTTTTTGATATGTGTCTTTCCCCTCAAAGTTTATTTTACCAATTGTAATCAAGGTTTTTTCTTTAGTATCAAACAAAGCAAAGGCAAGGCTATTGGTGCTTGCGTCTATAGCACAAATAGTCTTTGGAGCCTTAGTCCCTATTGCCTCTGCTAGTTTCATTTTAGATTATCCTTAATTTCTTTTAATGCTTTTGTTACATCGCCTGGGTTAACATTACACTTATTGCAAAGTTGCTCATCATTATATATAGAAAGTTGCTCGTTGCACGACTTGCATTTTCTTTTTTTGCCTATTCTCTTTTGTCGCCTAGAGATAAGATATCTAGCAGCAATTTTTTCTTTTGTTGCTTCATCTCTGCATAGTGGAGAACAGTATATCTGATAAGTTATATCTGTATTAAATTGTTTATCACACCATTGACAATGCTTCATCTATAGGCTCCATGGACTTTAGTTTAAAGTCTCCCTTGCCAGCCTCTGCACATGCCTTTTTAATAGGACATGATTTGCAAATTTTTGAATTTGAGCGATAGTTTTTTTCAGGAAGGGTTCTGTCGACCCAAGCCTTACGAACTGATCTCATCCATTCAAACGTCTGGTCTACCCACCGACGATAATAATCATTTACTTCTACTGGAAGTATAAGCAACTCGTGGTTATTCTTATTTTCATAAATAAGAACTGCCTTTGCTTTCTTAAGAATCTTCATATAAATTAGCAACTGAACAAGGTGACCACTCTTTGGCTTGTTGTGTGCCTTGCGGTATTCAAAGCCCTCGTTCATCATTGTTTTAATTTCACCAAGGAGTTCTTCTCCCTGCCAATTAACAACAACGTCTCCATAGCCAAAGATTGGAGGATCATTATGTGTTATTTTAAATTCAGAATCTACAAGAAAATCTGGAACATTTCCCATCGCTTCCTGAATTCTTTCATGAGACTTTGTTCCTGCAGTCATATTGGCTGCGCTATACGGAGTTGCATCATCTTCAAACATCTGTCCATCAAATGCTAGGTACCAATATCTTGGGCACTCTCCATGCCCATAGGCTATAGTTGATGGGGCAAAAGTTTTCTTTTGCGTCTGCTTGTCAATTCTATTTACAGTATAGCCAGACTGAATTTTTTCAGTCAAACCAGCAACATCAATAGAATGTACTGGTGGTTTTTCCTGCTTAACCATAATCTGCTGTAATAAACTTTTTGTCATGTTTTACTCGTTTCTATTCTATATAAGTATAGCAGATTAGCGTGTGATATATTTGAGTGCTGACACCAAGTTGTTAATAGACTCTGCAGCAGTATAATAAAGGTTTTTCTTTCCACGATCAGACTTGTCTACATTGGCCATCCAAGTTGCCTTAAATGCCATCTTAGCAGCAATAGCCTGAAGCCTTACAATTTCTACATGTGCAACATTGATTGGGATGTCTGGCTTTATGATTAACTTAGCAATCATTGTCAATGCTACAGTTAACTCTTCATCTTCCATATAGTCAGCAATCTCTACCAAACCATTAACCATGTCTATTGTTGTTACTTGTTGTTCCATATCTCATACCCCTTTGTCTTTATTGTTTAATCTTATTCCTTCTTCTTCCCATTGCTTTTTATACCCTTGCAAAATGGGATCTTCTAAGTTTTGAAGTTTTCGCTTTTCTCTTTCTTCTGTAGTTCTTGCAAAGTTGTTAAGTTTTTGGTGGTCTTCCTTGTTAGAGAAATGCAATGTCAAAACTGATGTACTTTCATTTTCATCAAGTAGTTTGTTTTCTCTCCAGTGTACCAGACCAGCACCCCAAAATGCAAGCATGTCTCCAAACTCAAGACTGTACCTTTCATCTTCAATAAGTATATCCCAGTCTACATTTTTTTCTAATTGATAATCCAGAGTAAGTTTTGAGTAATAGTTATCAAAATCACGATGTGGCTTTAAAACTGGGGTTTCCATTTCAGGATTATATTTTTTATTGTAATGGTAATAACTGTTGTGGGTAAGGACTACATCTTCTCCACATAATTCAGAAGCAAAATCTTCCATTTTTTTTAAAATATCCTCTGGGTATATAATCTCTATATGCACTCTTGACAAAGACGGCTGAACTGTAGGGGCATAGAATCCACTTCCAGGAGTTAACTGTTTTTGTTTATTTATACATTCATTGATTCTACTCAGTTCTTCTTGAGTAAAAAAATCTTTATAAATCTTTGTATCTATGGATTTATTTGGTGCATACTCTTTATAATACATGCTACCCCATTGACCTTAAATCAATACCATCAGCAACTCCTTCTGAGTTCCAAAGATCAAATGCTGCTCTCATATCTGGCCTTGACTGTAGTTCATCAAGATATTTCTGTCTTCTCTCTGGGAACTTTTCTGGATCAATTGGGTTGTCTTTCCCAGTAAACCTGTATGTATCTGGTCTACAATAATCCATACTAATGATTTCACAAAACTCACCTTCGCTAAACTTTCTTTTTGGTCTCCAGTGAATTTGGTTTACTGCGCTGAATACAATAGTTTGACCACCCTTTAATGAATATTTGGTAAAATTGCCTGTATCATTCCAGTTGCTAACATATAGGTCCCAGTCAATATTTGTGTCTGGGCAATAATTAATAGTGACCAAGTTTTCATCAGCATCTAAATGTGGTGGTAGTGCTGGAGAATTATCTCCATACCCATATTTTATGTTGTAGTCAATATAATTCCAATGGCATAAAGCAATATCTTCACTGTAGAGTGGCTTAGCAATTTCGTCTAAACGCTTTTCACAGTCTTCTGGCATGTCAAACTCTACAAGAACACGAGACATGTTCTTTGCTATCTTTGGCTGATACCTACTTTTAAATTCAGAATCACGAATATATCCGTCAGAAATTCTATCTCCAATAATAAATGGCTCTAGTTTTCTATTCTCTTCAATTACGGATCTAATGTTGGCTATTTGAGCATCGCTAAACAAGTTGTCCACATAAAATGGCAATGGCTTTGAGTATTTTTCAAAACCAGTTAAGTATTCATGTAACTCAGACACCCCTGTACCCCTCAGACTTTCCACCGTCATTAGAGAATCCACCATTTGCATAAAAGATTTCCTTATATTTTTTTGCCTTTGAGTCCATGGCCTCGTTTGTTTGGCTATCTTTTTTCTCTATAGATGGATCTGAAAAATGACAAAAGATCATTTCTACTGAATCACCTTCAGAAAACTCTGTTGGCGTTCTCCAATGAATCTGATTCGTGCCACTAAATGTTGCTGCCTGGTTATCCTTTAGGATTAACTCTGTGTCTGGCTCAACTACTATTGGCCAATCAAGTGTCGCCTTTAACTGGTAGTCCAATGTAAATCTAGGGGCCTTAAATGTTTCATCGTAATGAGGGAATAGGGACGGTCTGTATTTCTTGCCATCAACCTCTCGGTTCTTGTATATACTATGGCAAAATTCTGTGAGTACTAGATTTGTGTTACCACTAACAGTCTTGGCATGTTCTGTAAACTTATTAATAATATTTTGTGGCAATTCAATAAAGTTATTTGTTTGGCAGTGCACAGAGACAAAGTCCGTTCCATGGCTTTTGTCTACTGCAGCAACCACCTGTAGGATTTCTTCTTCTGTCAATACATTGTCAATAACAACATTTGCTTCATCGTGTTTCATATACTTATCCTTTTCCTATGTCTTTGCTTGGGTCATGCTCTACTTCTAGATAGTAAAGCCTGAGTGAATCATCCTGATTCTTTTCAATTAGTTTTTTAGAACTGCTAAATCTAAAAAATAACATTTTAACAAATTCACCATCTAAAAAATTTTTCTGTGGCCTAGAGTGTATATTTTCAACTGAGTCAAAAAGTATGGCATTATTGTTTTCTAGATTAAACTCTTTTGACTCAACTTTTATTGGCCATAAAACATTGGAGTCTAACTGATAATCTAAAATTATTGTAGATGTGTCTGAGACATCCCAGTGTGGATTAAGCATTGGGTTCCCACCTGATTTTGTTGAATATTCTGCATAAATAACAAATTGAAATTTTAGGTCTGTAAATGTTTCGTCTACCTCGCTCTTAACAATATCAGAAACTTTATTTATAATATCTTCTGATATTTTTGGATACCTAATATCGATCCTGCCAAAATCTTTCCAGTACAGTATTGCATCATTTGGGTGAACCGTACTTGTTGGTTGATCTTCCTTGATTGCGGGTCTAGAGTCTAACTCATCTTGAATTGATTTTAAAATGCTAGAGACCTCTTCTTCTGATAGAAGATCCTTGATCAGTTTTGTATTCATAATAACAATTATACACCATTCGTTAAATCTTCTAAAATAGATAGTTCAATTATTGCAAGCCTAACTTTTGAATTGCCTTCTCCCATAACCACTATAATGGCTGGATCTTTGCCATTTTTTATAGCATCAGTTGTTGCTTTTGCCCAAACCTCTTTGTTTAAAGTAAAAGACTTTCCTACTTCTTTAAAATCTACAACAAAGTTGTTCCATGAAGCATCTCCCTTTTGAGTATTACGACCAGAGTTCTTGTGCTGCTTAGCACCTATCCTCTTGGACTCACTCTTCTCTGTCATTGCCCTTCCATTTCTGCTTACCAAACTTAACTGTGCTTAGATGTTTTGCTGGACACATCCAAGTCATTGTCTTTGTCTCAGCATAAAGTCTTAAAGATTTAACCTCTACCTTGCACTCGTGGCAAACAAACTTTCCAGTATAAACTGTATAACTAGGCATTGAGTTTTGCCTTGATTGATTCTTGCAACTCAAGGTCCTCTCTTACACGATTAACAAACGCTTCTTTTCCCTGTACTTTTGAACCATCAGGAAGAATATACCAAGCACCTGTGCGTTCCACAATACCATTTAATTCAGCAGTAGTAACCAAATCGCCGATGGTATCAAGACCAATATCGTCACCTCTAAAATAAAAATCATACTCACCATTTTGGAACCCTGGAGAGGTTTTAGAGAACTGGAGTTCCCAGCGAATAGTTCTTCCAATTTTTTCTTCAATTAATTTATCTCCTACCTTGATCTTGCCCTTAATTGCTTGATTGTCTGACTCTGAAGAAAAGAGTTTAACAATACATGAGGAATAAAACTTAGTAGCCTGACCACCAGAAGGCTGCTGGCTAGTATACATAGCATTAATATTGTTACGAGACTGAGAAATAAGAACAAGCAAAGTTGGCTTAACTTTATTGTTTGCATAATTAAGCATTTTCCATGCGTTACTAAAGTCACGGGATTCTGCTCCAATCTGTTTTGTATTTTCTAATGCCTTCATCTCATCTGTATCTTTTTCAAAATAGATTGCTGGAAGCATTGATGTAATAGAGTCTACCACGATTAAGTCAACTCCAGCATTCATTAATCCAACTCCAACCTCTACCATGTCACTAATAGTTCTTGCTTGTGAGTAGATTAATTTTTCTGGATCTACCCCAAGAGTTCTAGCCCAGTCTTCTGAGTATGACATTTCTGAATCAATCCATGCACACAGTTTACCCTCTGCCTGAGCCAGAGCAATCATCTGAAGGCACATAGAGGACTTTGCAGAGGACTTTGATCCCCATATAAGAACCTGTCTACCATAAGGTAATCCTCCACCCAGGGCACGGTTTAAACCGAAACTAGGGGTAGGCTGATACTCATAGTTTACTCCAACACCTGTTCCAAGTTTCTTCCTTAGTTTTGGATCTAGTTGGGCCATAGCCTCTTCAACACTAACTGACATTTACATCCTCCAATATAACTGTTCCATCCTTGGTCTTACCAAGAGAAAACTTATAAGCATTTCCTTCTTCAATTCTCATATAGGCTTTTGCAAATGCCGTTGGGAAAACTGTAATGGAGTGCAGATCTCTTGCAGTATCTGCTACTGTTAGAGATGCCATCTTCTTTCCAGTCTTTGTAATCCTTGGTTTAAAAGAAACCACAAACATTTCATCATCCTTATAGGGCAATTGTTTATATCCTAAAAACTTGATTAGCCCAGTAGTAGACCCTTTTATGGAGTCGACAGGCACAGCAGAAAGAATCCTATTATCATTAGCAAGAATGATATACGATAAGCCTGCTTCAATAGTTGTTTGTTCGTCATCAAAAATACCTACACTTCCCGTTTTATCTAGCACTTCTACTCTTGACCAACCTTTTGATCTCTTAATTGATTTTACCATACCCATCAAAATAAAAGAACCCTTTTCTTCATAGTCTTCAATTGGGCTTATGAATGCATGATAGTGAGATGGTACTGTAATGTTGAACTCTGGAAGATTTAAATACTCATAAAGGTTCTCTTTAATCTCTTGTTCATTACGTGGGTTATCGGTGAATGTTGCTGCACCAATAATCCTTAATGCCTGAAGAGCACGACTGTTTACTCCGTTACCTTTTGTGAATGTAAACTGTTCCAGTTCTTCATACGAATTGAATGGTCGTGCTGATAGGTATCTTTCACCAATCTTGTCAGATATGAACTTGATAGCACTGAGTCCAAACCTAATACCTTTACCCTCAATTTTAAAATCGATATCCGAATCGTTAATGTGAGGTAACTTAACGCTAATGCCCATTCTTTTTGCTTCAATAAGATATTCAGTTCTTGCATCTTTGTCCTTTTCATTTTTTAATAATGAGTACATAAACTCAAGTGGATAGTGATACTTTAGCCACGCCGTCCAATACGAGAGCGTAGAGTAAGCAACCGCATGAGACTTGTTGAACGAATATCCTGCGTGTGCTTCAAAGTCATGCCAAAGATCTTTCGCTTGATTAGGTGAAATGTAAGCAGACGCACCAGATACAAACTTATCCTGAAAAACATCGAATTCTTTAGCATCCTTTTTCTTTCCAATGATTTTTCTAACTTTGTCTGCTTCCGACATGGACATACCGCCAAGCGATACGCATGCTTGCATAACTTGTTCCTGGTAAAGAATACAGCCATATGTGTCCTCCGTAAATTCTTTTAGTACTTGGTGTGTGTAAGATATGTTTTGACGACCATGCTTACGATCAATATAATCTTTTCCAATTGTATTCATAGCACCTGGACGAACAAGAGCGTTTGATGCAGCAAGTTCATTAAGATTCTTTACTCCCATTTTTACAAGAAGGTTTGTGTATGGTGATGCTTCACATTGAAATACACCCTTTGTATATCCATCAGAAAGCATTTGATAAACATTTGCATCATCCATAGGAATGTCAAGCGGATCAATTAGTTTTCCATCTCGCTCTTTAATAATTTGAAGTGCATCCTTAAGTACGCTAAGAGTTTTTAAACCCAAAGCATCGATCTTAATTAAACCAATCTTTTCAGCCTCTTCCATGTCAACTGCAACAACAGGAATGCGCTCATCGCTACCAGTAGAAGAGCGTGTCTCCATTGGTGCGTACCTAAAAATAGGATCTTTACTAGTGACAACACCAGCAGCGTGAATGCCAGTACCTCTAATACGACCACGAAGTTGTTCCCCATATATCTCTACCTCTGGATATTTCTCACGAAATTCTCGTGTTGTTTTTGAACTACAGTATTCATCCCAAGTGTCAACCATTTTTAAAACTTTGTTAACATCTGCAAGAGGAATATTCAATACTCGTGCAACATCTCTAACCACGCCCTTGTCTTTGAAAGAAAGGAATGTAGCAATAGATGCAACATGTCTATATTGTCTAACTAGATAATCTTTTACTTCTTCACGACGAGTATCTTGAATGTCTGTGTCAATATCAGGGAAGTCATTACGGTCTGGGTTAATAAAACGAAAGAACAGGAGTTTATGCTTGATTGGGTCAATGTCTGTAATCCTTAGAACATAACAAAGAAGAGACCCTGCTGCAGATCCACGACCTGGACCAACCATGATTCCTTCTTTCTTAGCCCAAACAATCATGTTACGAACAACTAGAAAGTATGGACCAAACTTCTTATCCTTAATTACTTGTAATTCTTCATCAAGTCTGTCTAGGTATTCCTGGTTACCCTCAAACCCTCTCTCCTTCAAGCCTTCAAGGGCAAGTTCTTTTAATTCTTTATCTGGGTTCTTGTATTGTACTGGTAGTAAGTCTAATCCTTCTTGAATACCATAGTCCCCGACTTTTTCTGCAATCTTCAAAGTGTTAGAATATATGTCTGGTCTATCAATGCCTTGGGCTTCCATGGCTGACTTCATCTCTTCATAAGAAAGAAGGTGTATGTCAAACTTGTTAAATGTAATCTGTCTGTCTTCTCCATACAAATAATCTAGGCGCTTCATCATGTCTGGTTGCTTCTTTGACTTTTCAAACGTATGCTCTTTGTCAATCTTGACATGTGTGTTTAGAAGAAGTTTAAACTCTTGAATCTCTTTTTGATCTGTTGAACTGTGGTGGCAGTCTGGGGTTACAACAACCTCTACTCCAAATTCATCAGCCAAAGCAATTAGTTGTTTGTTTATTTCTTCAGGGTTATGTGGCATTACTTCAATGTAGTAATCATCATTGAATACTCGCTTAAACCATTCAATATGATTTTTTGCAATTGCAAACTCATTGTTCTCTAGTGCCTTTACAAGCACACTGCTTGGGCATGCAGATGTTACAATAATTCCTTCTGAGTACTTTTCAAGAATCTCAAAGTCAAATCTTGGCTTCTTGAAGAATCCTTCTGTCCATGCAATTTCATTAATCTTATTTAAATTCTCTAAACCAATTTGGTTCTTAGCGAGAAGGACTATATGGTTATAGACTAAATCTAGATCTCCGTCTCTTTCAGACTTATCTCTAGTGTCAAATCTATCAGAACACATATAGCCTTCTACGCCAAGTATAGGCTTAATACCCTTCGCTTTTGCAATACGGTGCAGTTCCCTATGCCCAGATAAAGTACCGTGGTCAGTTATACCAATTGCTGGCATACCTAACTCAACTGCACGGTCAACGTATTCTTCTGGAGTAGCGATTCCGTCAAAGAGGGAATAGTGGGTATGTACGTGTAAGCCTACGTAATTCATCTATTACCAGTCGATGTTTGTACTGGTAACAGAAGGTGTGTCGAATCCAAAGTAGAATGCTTCTTGCTCTGGATAAGGAACCTCACGAACAACCTTTTCTAGGTTGAAAAATTCAAAGCCTGTCCATGCAAATGGTTCTGCATCTGGCTTTGATGGTAGAAGTGTGTAACTAGTTTCAGTTCCCTGACCGTTACGCTTTAACTTCCACTCAAGATTTGAAACGCTACCTGTGTCAAGTGCGTATTCACGAATGTTATTAAATGCTGATTGCTTTGAAATTCCTTGGGACCATACAGCAATGTAAGGGTCTTCGGTTCCATCGTTA